TGTTGACCGTTTTGTAGTTCTGACATATACGTATTTACCGTAGAGTCAATAAACAATAAATATGTATGATATGCCGAGACTATCTATATACAAGCCAGAAAAAGGCAACGATTACAAGTTTTTTGACCGAAATATACGTGAAATGTTTACGGTTGGAGGTACTGACATATATCTACACAAATATCTAGGTACAAAAAATCCCACAGAAAACGATGCGACTGCAGATGTAAAACAGTACGATGTTTTGAGTGAAACCAATATTGAAGACTTACTATTTTTAGAAAATAGAAATAGAAAATATTCAGAAGACGTTTATATAGTGAGAGGCATTTACAATGTGCAAGACGTTGATTTTAACTTATCACAATTTGGAATGTTCCTACAAAACGACACTGTTTTTATGACTGTGCATCTCAACGATATTGTGGAACGAATTGGAAGAAAACCAATGGCAGGTGATGTTATAGAATTACCTCATATGAAGGACGATTTCCCACTTCAAAATAACTCATATGCAGATCAAATAGCGATCGCACTTAAAAGATTTTACGTTATTGAAGATGTTAATAGAGCCGCTGAAGGATTTTCGCAAACTTGGTGGCCTCATCTATTGAGATTAAAATTAAAAACCATTGTTGATTCGCAAGAATACAAAGAAATACTTGACAAGAAAGTTGAAGGTACTGATAACAAACTCTCAAAATACATGAGTACATATCAGAAAGAATTAGAAATCAATGAAGCGGTGGTCGCCCAGGCTGAGGCAGATGCTCCGAAGGCCGGCTTTAACTACAAACAATATTATGTTGCACCGATAGACGAACGAGGTAATATAAAAACAGATAGCGTCAATTCCTCTTCTAGTGTTAACAATGTCAATAAAACAACAAATGCAGTTATTGATACTCCAGCATCCGGACACTATGGATTTTATTATAATGGCGACGGTGTTCCGCCTAATGGATTTGAAATGACAAGTGGTATTAAATTTCCAGTTGAAAATGTAGCAAAAGGTGATTATTGTTTACGTTTGGACTATTTGCCTAACAGGTTATTTAGATTTGATGGTACAAGATGGGTGAAAGTAGAAGACAGTGTGCGTATGACAACTACAAATAATAATGCAAGGAACACATTTAAAACTGCCTTTGCAAACAACACTGCTTATACATACAATCGAGGAGTTGGTTCTGATTTTGTCAACTTACTCAAAGACGACACCGCAATTTATACAAATATAGACTGGGATTCTGATTCATCTAATGCCAATTATATTGTTTTAAGATATGAAGGTTTAGAAATTCCCTATGCCACAGCAACATATACGTCAATGCTTTCTAGTTACATAGATTCGACAAGCACAACAAAAGTTAAAATTAGTCTTCCGGTGATAAACAGTGTACAAGAAAAAATATCTTACAGTGGTTTATGGAGTGTTAGGCTTTATAACAACAGAGTCAAACAAAATCAAAGTTTAACCGGTGCTTTGACACCACAGGCGGACAATTAAGATGTTACATTTTTATGATGGTCAGATAAGAAAATTTCTTACTCAATTTGTGAGAATTTTAAGTAATTTTTCAATTGACATGGGCAAAGATGGTGCCGGAAATCAAATTTTAAGACAGGTACCTGTATCTTATGGAGACATCACCAGACAGGTTGCAAATATTCTAAAAAACAATTCGGAAAATACATTGGTATCAGCACCTAAAATTTCTGCGTACATCACAGGACTTGAATATGACAGAGAAAGAATGCAGAATCCCTATCATATCGAAAAGCAACATCTACAAGAAAGAGATATCGGTGCAGATGGAAATTATACCTCTACTTTAGGCCAAGGATATACTGTTCATAAAGCGATGCCTTCGCCTTTTAGACTGAATGTAGCGGCTGATATTTTTACCACAAACACAGATATGAAATTACAGATAATGGAACAGATTTTATATCTGTTCAATCCAGATTTTGAAATACAAAAATCTGACAACTATATCGATTGGACCAGTTTGAGTTATGTGGAATTAGTTGATACTACTTTTTCATCCAGAACAATTCCAGTTGGAACGGAATCAGAAATTGATGTCGCACAAATGACATTTTCTATGCCAATTTGGTTATCTCCTCCTGTTAAAGTTTCTAAATTAGGAGTGGTACAAAAAATAATAATGAGTATGTATGACGATAACGGAGGAATCAACAAAGGATTGATCGACGGAACACTATTGACAAAAAGTTATATTACCCCAAATAATTTTAAACTATTGGTGAGAGGTAATCAATTGAGTCTGCTTGGGTCAACAGGTACTAGCGTATCATCAGGCGGCGACGGATTTTATACAGGTGCAAGAGCAAACGAGTTAGATCCTTTTACAACATTTGGTCCTGCAATTAACTGGAACGTCTTGCTAAATCAATATGGAAAAATAACAAATGGCATAACACAAATTAAACTTACTCAGGAAAACGGTAATGAAGTGTGTGGTACTATATCTACATCGTCTTTAGATGATACCATCTTGATTTTTAATATCGACACAGATACTATTCCTGCTAACACAATACCATCGGTCAACAAAATTATCAATCCATTAACTTTTGATCCCACAGATCCTCCGGTAGATGGCACAAGATATTTGATCACAGACGAGATCGGAGACAGCACCGATTATTGGAAAGGTGGTCTCAACGCCTCGGTTAATGATATCATACAATATGATAGTGCCACAGATAGATGGTCTATTGTATGGGACGCTTCTGCTTTTGATTCCACAGTTGAATATGTTACCAATCTAAACACAGGCATACAATACAAATTCAATGGTATTGCTTGGGTAAAAAGTTATGAAGGAATTTATCTTGGCGGCAAGTGGACCATTGTGTTATAATATAAATTATGCAAGATAATATTGTATGTTCTGGTGCATTATTTTATGCCGTCAACACCAAACGTTTTTTATTTTTACAAAGAAACGATAGTAAAACCAAAGGACAATGGGGACTTGTTGGTGGTAGAGCCAAATCTTATGAAATGGTTTTTGAGGGGTTAAAAAGAGAAATTGAGGAAGAAGTCGGAGCATTACCTCAATTCAAAAAAGTCATACCCCTGGAATTATTCACCTCGAACGATCAGAAATTTTTCTTTAATACATTCGTGATAGCCATAGCAGATGAGTTTTTACCAAAACTTAATCACGAACACAACTCCTATGCCTGGTGTGCTTTTGAATATTGGCCAAAGAATCTTCATGCGGGTCTAAGAAACACCTTGAACAACAAAGCAATCAAAGGTAAATTACAAACAATTTTAGACCTTATTGTTTAAAACAATAAATAGATTGTATGATTAATTTTATCAAAAAAATGTTAGATAGATCTGTACAAAATATCATGAGTTTTGAGGATAATCGTTCTTCTAATAAAAAGAAAAAGAAAAAGAAAAAAAAGAAAAGCACTCGATACGGCAAGTGGGAAGGAAATTTATAATGCCAAAAAAAGCACCAAAGTTGGGAGATCCAACAGATTTCAGTTACAGAGTTAAAAGAGTCACAAAAGTTGTGGACGGAGATACTATTGACGTAGTGTTAGACATGGGTTTTGATATATTGTTTGCTCAAAGAGTTAGACTATTTGGCATAGATACTCCAGAATCAAGGACCAGAGACAAAGAAGAAAAGAAATACGGTTTAAAATCCAAAAAATTTTTACAAGAACAAATTAAAAAAGCAAAAAAAATTACAATTAAAACTTACAAAAGTTCTGAAACAGGTAAATTTGGTCGGATACTTGGCGACGTGTGGTGTGACGGTAAATCGGTCAACCAACTAATGTGTGATGTGGGACACGCAGTTCCTTATTACGGTCAAAATAAATCGCTTGTGGAACAAGCACATCTAGAAAATAGAAAAAGAGTCTAAAAAGAACATTTCAATTGACCGCCCGGTTGAGCATTTTCAATACTGTCTTTTATTAGTTCCGTGGGTGATTGATTACTTGTTTTTTCTTTATCTGATTGTTCAGAAGATACTTCTTTTTTTTGTTCGATACTAACTGTGGGAGAAACTCGGCAGTCGTTTACTCCTGTACATCCTACAAAGGTTATAAACAACACGATCAATAAAAACTGTTTCATGAAATGAAAAGTATACTGCTGGGCAGGACCCAGCAGTATTTTACTGATTATTTGTTAGACACTCCGTTAAAAAAAGCACTAGAAAGTTTTTGTACATCCTCTTGGTACTTTTTCCAATTAGATTGGATATTTTCAGGTTTCCACGCATTCTGAACGTTTTCGTTGAACTTCTTCACGCCTTCCATCAACATCTGGGTGTTTTCTGCCACAGACGAACCATTAGTTACGAACTCATTGAATTTCTTTGCGTTTTCAATGATGTCTTCCGCACTGATAGTTGGGAATTTAAACTCAGTCACAACTTGATCACCATCTTTTTTAGATGACATTTCAAATTCGTTAAGTTTAATTGAATAGTTGAACTGAGCAATATCTTTGGCTAGTCCTAATAGGTCGGCTCTGATTTCATAGCCGTTTCTTGTTTTAGTTGACATAACATTTCTCCTTTGTTTGTGTTTGTGTGTGTATTGTCGTGTCAATTATATTTATA